TGCCGACATACCGGCACCAATCCCTGCCGACACAATTCCGCCTGCGATTACTGGCCCAACTGCTGATGCGAATATTGACATAGTAAGTATTGATTTTCCCTCACGGACGCAATGTCGTTCAGGATGTCTTCGTGATCCGTCTTATTGCTGGGGTTTAAGTGGACCGTTGTCCAAGTGGTATCTTCATGGATAAACAGCACACGGCGGGTTCCTGGCTTCGTGATGCCAGAATACGGAGCTACGTAGGTGACTAGACCTTCGTTCTCGCTAATGACTGTGACCCTGCCTTTGGTGATGAAGAACGGGTTGTCGAACTTATGGATGCGACTGGTTACGATTGACCCAGCCGGCATGAAGATTTCACGCACGTACATCCCCTCTGGGAACGTGTGCTTCAGCGGGCACTCCTGCTGCGGAAGATTCGCCACGAACGCTTCCCATCTGTCCAAACGATCGTCGAACGTGATGGTCTCATCCGTCAGGATGTCGAGCCACGTCACCGGCTGCGTCGCTGCTGGAAGCTCTTCGGCAATCAGAGTCATCATATGAATCCACCGAACCGAAATTGAATCTTCGCGGACCCGAACGGCTGCACGTTGATTACGCTGCGCTCGTTGGGGCTGTACGCCTCCAGCTCATTCCGAAGCGACCGCAGTGCTAGCTGGATCTCGCGCTCAGCCTCGGTGTACTGATTCCGGTCTTCCTTCTGGATCGCTTTCATCATGTGCTTGATCGCCTGGAGGTTCCCGATAAACAGCCAGTCTGAATCAACGATCGCCGGTATGAAGTCCAGACGAACGATCGCTTCCACGACCGTGTTGGTGCAAGCCTCGTCTGCTGGCACGCAGCCGTCTCCGTTGTCGATGCAGCAGTTGTCCTGGGTGGTGCTGCACGAGTTGGCGCCACCGCACACCTCGGGCATCCCGACAAGGTAGGTGCGACGGTACTCAGGGTTCTGCTCGCTCGGGCCCCAGACTGCAACCTGGGTTAGTAGAAGGGTTGTCGGGTTGTACGCCAGAATCGTCAGGCTCCCTTGAGTCAACGGCTTCTGAGCGCCAGTCAGACCCGGCTGCTTGAAGAGGTTGGTTGTCTGGACGTAGGCCGTGATGGAGGGGTTTGGAAGCGTGACGTACTCGCCCCAGACGTATTCTCCAGTGACCGAGTCCAACGTGCGGATTGGGATTCCATTGGGATCAAGCCCCTGCAAGAGAACACGCTTACCAACGTCAGCTGACAGCTGTGGTGTCACCCTGATGTAGCAGTTACCAACCGAGTCTCGAAACTGCGTCACCATGCCGCGATCTAGCAGCTGGTCTTGCTCGCATCCTTCCCGGCTGCATCCGGTGCGCGGTGCCCGGGTGTCCGTCTGGAACTCGTACCACTGGTTCTGGATGGGGATGTTGTAGCCGCAGAGGTTCATCGCCTCAATCGTCTTGACCTCGCGAGGCCAGGTGATGCAGCCGGCGGTGACGCAGACACGCAGCTTCTTGTACGTACCCCACCACTTGCCCATGTCCGCCAAACGAGCCTGAGCCTCGTTGAGCAGCTGGACGAAACGCTCGTCGCAGGTGGCCAGACCGACTGCCTGCGGGATCGTGGAGTTCTTGGCTTGGGCGAGGGTTTTTCTCATGTTATCGGATGGCGCGGGCCATGACTTTCCAAGAGGCTTCGGTAATGGCAGCAGGCACTCCGGTATCTTTGCGGTTGACCCAGATTGCGAACCCGCCGTTGTTTCGGACAAAACCGATGACGCTGGCGTTTGAGAATGGTGTCATGGAAATACCGTAGTTGGTCGGATAGGCCAGTGATTTTGCCGAAATGTAATCATCCAGCGCATAACCAACGTCCGCAGTAGTGCAGATGATTCCGATGTCCCAAGTCAACGGGTCTACTCCGAGGCCGTGGAAAAAAGTAACCGCAAATCCAGAAGCCGGAATCGCCAGATAACTCGCAACCGGAGTAATATACCCCGACTCCCAGACCGTAGCCGGAGTCGAGTTTGTCCGTAAAAACTGGCGATCAATTCCAGAAGAGAAATTCGATGGACCCACATTGCCGGGATTCAGCAGCTGGAAACGAGTGCCGTCGTACACAACGACGCACACCTGCCCGGCTCGTATGTCGCCTGCAACCAATGGAACGGTGCCAAACTTCGTGATCGCCTTAATTGCAAGGCCGTCAACCGACAGCGTGCTAGCTCCAGTGTTTACGATTGACCCAACAAAAACGTATGACACCCCTGTCCGGTACGCCTGATTTACACCAGGAGAAACGGGCGTCAACGTAAGCGTGTAGGCGTTGGCAACGCCGGCTCCGACGCCATACGTAAACTGCGTCTGAACCCGCGACCATCCAGCCGGCGCCGTCGTGTTGTACTTCAGGACCTCGACCGGATTCTGGTTTGAGTCCAGTCGCAGCCAGTAGAGCGAAAGATCAGCTGGGGCAACTGCGCCTGCCGACCACTCTGGTGGCGCTGAATACTGGGCGATTATCGCCTCCGCGTAGGCGTCCAAACGATCCTGCTCGGATGCGTAGCAGGCGGGCGGAGGAAGTGTGCCGGCAGTTAGGTTGATTTCAGGCATGGCTAGATGCGGTAAAGGTAGTCGTTTGGCTTACACGGGCCTGGGTCGCATTCAAGCGCCAAACAGCCCTCGGGACAATCGAAATAGAAAAACTGCTCAAGAGGCGCAACGCAGCGTGTTGGGCGCCCTGTGAGAAATGCGTTGCCAAACTGGCCTCCGTTATTGCGGACCAAACCTTGTCCACTGAGCCTTCGGACGTTGTTGCATCCAATCTGGATGTTATCGACGTACCGGAAGAAGTTGCCGATCGAGGAGGTAAACGCTACGTCTGGACCAGGACTCGCGCAGGTAAACGTCGTGGCCGACGGTGTTCCGGTCACGATCACCTGGTCGTTGAACGAAGCGTTGCTGAGCCCCTCAACGGTTACGTGGTATCCAAGGAGTATCTGGTGCGCCTTGTTCGTCGTGTACGTGGCGACTCCGGCGGTGCGCTGGAATCCGATGGGTTTGATTTCCCACGGGAAGTTGATCGGGCTGTTGATGCCGAGGAATCCTCCGGATGAACTTCCAGGTGTGCCGCCATTTGTAACCGTAAACTGATTTACAGCTGGAGTGCTGAGAACCATGAACACCCCGTTGAACGTGCCGTCTGACACGCTAATCGTCGAAATTTCCATTCCCACCTGAAGCTCATGAGCTGACGCCGTCGTAAACGTGGAAATTCCTGCCGCACGCGTTACGGTTGAGATCGGTATCTGGTAGTCCGTCGGGTAGTACCAGGTAGACTTGTTTACATCGTGGTTGTTGACCAGGAAAACGGCGTCCAAGGGGGTGTACGCGGTTTGGTAGAACCATGATCCCGGCCCTGTTAAGAGAACATCATTGTTCTCGATCAACATATCCTTGTGCCCCGAAATCAAGGTTGAGTAGGCCTCTGGGTTAGTGATGGCTGGAACCCCTGAAATCAACGTAAACCAATCCTGCACAACCAAGGCGATAAACGCTGATATGTTCAGTGCCGAGTTGTGATGGATGTGTGTTCCCTTGTGCTGGTAGGAATCGACGTAGAAGCAGGTGCCACGAAACCCGTCAAAATTGTTGTAGCTGATATCCGCACCGTTGGCTTCACGAACCGTGATGGCGGTAACCGGACTCTGCTGGTTTACGGGGTCGGGGCCACCCTGAACCCGGTTGTATTTAAACTCACATCCTGTAGCGAAGATGCGCTGACTTCGGAGCATGATTACCTGGCCGTCGAGGTATAGGCCGGGGAGTATGTCGATGCCCGCATTGGATGCCGTAAATCGGTAAGAGTCTGGCGTTGATATGACAGTCAATGACCCAGCGAACCCAAGATTTACAACCGCGTATCCAGAGACTGATATTGCTGGAAAAACAGCAGCACCCACCTGCGCGACAGTAAACGTGAAGTCGTTTATAACGCTAGCGACAGTAAAAGATCCATCAAACGAGTTGTCGCTGATGTCCACAGACACGGTATTTCCAGGCGCTAAGAAATGCTTCTGCGACGTTATAAATGTAACTACGTTTAATTGTCGTTGAGCGGATATGATTCCAAAGGCATAATTTCCAATCGTCACCAGCACCACATCCCCCACCCTCAACGTGTGCTTCATCACGCAGGTGTAGGTCGCAACTCCACCAACGCGAGAAACCACATTGATCGGGTCAATAAGACTTGAAAACCCGCCAACCACACACTGAGTATTCGACTCTGCGCTGCCAGGGTACAGGGTGCTTTGAATTGAGTTGCGTCCTTGGTAGCTGAAATCGTTGTTTAGAACCCTTGCTCCTTGAGTGTTGTCAGTAACGTTCATCGGAAGAAACGACTTCACGATAAACGCCTCCTGATCCGCAATTCCAACTCCGAAATCGTAGAACTGGTTGTTCTGAATGAGCGCGTTCTCTCCGACGTGGTTGATTCCAGCAACGGTGAATGACGAGTTTACGCCAGCTGTTGATTGAGCTGTAAGGGCAACGTCTGGATAAGCCCAAGCGCGAGCGTTCTCATTTATTACCTTGTATACCAGCCCAGAATCTCCAATTACGCCAGTGTCAGGTCCAGCGTTGGCGCAGCTAAACTGCGTTGGAGACGGTATTCCGGTGATTACAAACGTGCCATTGAGTGTGGGATTAGCGAATCCTGATATGAAAACCGTATCTCCAGGTATGAACGGATGAACCAAAGAAGTATCGTAGGTGGCGACGTTAGTAAGCCTTTCGTACCCGATCATCGAAAAAATCGTCGGTGTTCCTACGTTTAAGCAAAAAGCCTCTTGTGCTGATATAAATCCCGCTACTACAAACGTGCCATTCAATGCAGCGTTGGAATACCCTGTCACCGTGATCGTGTCACCAGTTGTAAAACCAAAGTTCCATTGCGGGTGTTTAGTGTATATTGCGTATCCAAATTGATTTATACGACCTTGTGTTAGCACAACACGAAGATCGCGTTGAAACGACATCGAAGTAATGTTTTGAACCTGACCGAATCCAATAAATGAAGAATCGTTTCCTGGTCCAACTATAATTACGTTACTTATGTACTGTCCTATTTCACTTACATTCGTGTACGGAGTAGGAACAACCGGGGGAGTGTAGGGCGGTGTTGCGATCGGTTGAATGAAATGTGGATACGAAGTATTATAAGTGTTTACACCATTTGTCCGTTGAACAGAGGAAATCTTAGTGTCAGCGACCGAGTTGTTTGCGTAGTTTCCGTCGAAAGTAATTCCTTCAATTATCGTGTTCTTGCAGTTGATGCTATCCAGAGGCGCGCCTGCGTAAGCGCCAGGTGCCCCAACAACTCCAAACCCCGTGTAATTTCCTAAGGTCTTAAGCATCTGTATGCTAGCACCGAAAGTATCCCCTCTTTTTGTAGAGGTATGGTCGGCAAACTTCAGGATCGTCTTTCCGATGCCCTGGCCGGTGAATGCGATGTTATTGATGACGCCCGTCAACGGTGGGTATCCCATCACAAGTGACGAGGTGTAGCCGCCGCCGATTAGGTTGATCCAACCGTCTTCGGTGACCAGGGGGGCATCGGGATATGCTGGCAGCGGCATCGACACTGTAAATCGCGTCGGAGTAGGTATGCTTAGAACCGTGAATCCAAACTGTAACGGCCCAGTACCATTAAAGGTGCTGTCCGTAAACCCGTACAAAGTGATCTTCTCGCCGACAACGAGCCCGTGCGGTGTGGACGTGTTGAACGTCGCAACGCCTGCGGTGCGGACACGGTCGATGATCTTCGCCCCTGGACTCGATCCAAGCAGGAATGTCCCCACTGGAAAATCGCAGCGCAGCGCAGCGAATAGGCATTCATTGATCGCCCACGCGCTGTTTCTCAGTCCACAGGGATCGGCGCCGTAATCGACTGGGTTTGAAGAAGGCATACTATTCGGAGAGTAACGGGCAGGCGACGCGGCTCAGATCGCCGTAGATATCCTCTTGGAGTCGTTGAGCAACCATCGCCACGCGCTTGAGCCGGAAGCGGCCGGTGTTCACGTAGCGCAACTGGAACTCGTAGCCATCACGAGTAAACCCTCCGGTCTGCACGTCACACTTGTCCGGAGGCTGCGGGAGGGCAATGCGCGATCTGGCTGGCGGCTGGTAGTATTTGACCTCTTGGCAGTTAATCACCGCAGGAGGGCAGGAAATCTCGCCTGGCTCGCAGTTGCGGTACTTGGCGCAGTCTTTAATCTCGGCCCATGGTTGCCAGCACTCGCCCTCGTTAGCCTTGAAGTAGACCTTGGCTTCGATATTGCCCATCACCTGGTCGTACCACTGCTCGGCGCTAACTAGGCGCTTCTTGTTTGTGGGTTCACCAAATGTCAGTGAGCGGGTCTCAATGGTCCAGTCAATCGGTACATCATCGAACCCATCAAAGTCAAACTGGCCGTTCTTGGTGACCTCAAAGAGACCGATGTCCCCTTGATTCAGTCCAAACATGAAGCAGCGTTCTTGCTTCTGGATTCGGATTGTCAGCATCTGGAATACATCAACTCCAGTCCAGACCCCCTCCCATGCCGGCGGGAGTTTTCGGCCCATGCCCGAGACAAGATCAAAGTCCAGCACTACGACCCCTCGGTGTATGATACCTCGGTTGTTGACCTTCTGGGGCTGAATGGTCATCAGCAACCGATTGTCGAAGTTCACGGAGCTAGCAGCCGTCAGGTAAAAATCCGTGTCGTAAGCCAGCGCACGGGTCACCTGCCGGCTGATCGGAGTATTTCCAAACTCAGAGAAGTCGCGCCTGGCGTAGATCAACGAGCGAATGCCGTCCTGAGCGCGGAAGAATAGATCACCGTTCACCGGCACGATGGATTCGTGGTTGAACGATCCGAAGTTCAGAAGCGCGAATCGCTGGATTGGATAATTGAGATCCTTCCAAACATCCCGGTCCACAGGCGCGTTAAACGCGTAAGTGGCGGTCGGGGTGAACACCAGCAGGTCGCCGTCGCCAAGGGACGTGTCCAGGTTGGCCGCGAATGCCAACCCTGTGATCGGGCCGCTTGAGACCGCAAAGGCGCCGCCTTCATTGATGAATGTGTTCTCGGTAAATCGAATCACGCTGTCCCGGCCATAAGCGGGATCGCCGTAGACCAAGTCTCCACCGTAGTATTCCGATCCATTGGCAACCCATAGGCGACCTTTTCCGTATGCCATCGGGCCACCTGTTGGCACTTCTTCTCCAGTTGCTCGACGCAATGTGGAACCGTCAAACAGATACGGTTGATTCTGAGTGTCTTGGACGATCATCCAATTCTCAGCCTGCTGAAAATAAACGTGTAAAATCTGAGGATTATTGGCCGCTAGCTGGTAGGCATTGAATGTTGGGCCAAGCAACGGACCTGCGTCAACTCCCGGTGAGTACGTGGTAAATGTCGTTAGGCTTGGGGTAGTCTGAACCAGAAAATCTCCGAAAAATCCCTGCGGAAAAGACGCACCTGGAGGTTCAGGAAGCCGTACCACCATGCCGGGCGATAGCCCGTGAGGCGCTCCGCAAACGTAGGTAGCGACGTTAGATACTCGACCGCGAGTTTGAATCTGAAACTGAAAATTGATTGGCGTTATGTCTGTAACGCTGAATCCGGCGTTGATGTCGATCTGGAAGACTTTGCCTCCAATCGACACAAAAATGTAAGGGTCTTCGTTGTCGGCAGTGTAGGTTCCGCATCCCTGAAAAAACCCCTCTTTGAACGCCGATTGCACCGCAGCGTTGTAGTAGCCTCCGTTGTAGAGAACGGTTGGATCGGCAAACTTCAGCAGTTTGGTCCAAATTCCAGGTCGCGCTTTCGGGAATCCTCCGCGCACCGTCGTGTTCACCGCCCATGCTAGCTGGTTCGGTTGAATGAGTGAGGGCGAAAAACCGCTATCCACCCCACCTTCAGCGGTGAGGAGGCCATCTACTATGCGATTTTTTTCTGCGACCATGACGCTTGAACGTATTGAAAGGCCGCAGCAGCATTCCCGCAAGATGAATGAAAGCCCAGATTACCTGTCTATACCGTGGCGTACAAAAGACCGCTTTCTCATCGAAGCCGAAATGGTTCGTCGCGGCGGTTACATAATGTCCGGTGGCGTCAAGTACGGATGTGGGAAATATCATCACTTCAAAGCGGCCATGACGGCGCTTTGGCCTCACTTCGATTGGCACATCTGGTCTGACCTGCTAATCAAGACTTTCGCGGAAAATCAAGAGGTTGGAATCATGGGCCCAGGATCATCTGGCAAGACCTACACCTCCGCAGCTTTCGGGCTTTGTACGTTCTACATCTACCCGACTGGCACCTCAATCATCATGTCGTCAACGACGCGTGAGGGTCTCCAGCTGCGAATCTGGGGCTCGATCAAGGAGTTGCACAACAAGGCAAAGGCGCGGCGGGAGTGGCTTCCTGGGCGCGTTATCGAGAGCCGATTTATCCTGACCAGTTCTGACCAAGACGCCGAGGCGCAGGACTTCCGCGACGGAATCATTGGTGTAGCGTGCAAGGTCGGCGGCACGTTCGTTGGCCTCTCGAACTACGTCGGGCTCAAGAACGACCGAGTGATGCTGATTGCAGACGAGGCGTCTCTTATGAGCCGAGGGTTCCTCGATTCAGTCGCCAACCTTCGCAAGAATCCTGAGTTCAAGCTGATCGCGATGGGGAATCCCAAGGATCGCAACGACGCGCTTGGGGTTGTCTGTGAGCCGCACTCTACGATGGGCGGCTGGGAAGGCATTGAATACCTTGAGCAGACACGCACCTGGAGAACGCGGGCGCCAGGAGGGGTTGCTGTCCAGCTGTGCGGGTACGACACGCCGAACGCGAAGTTTCCGAAAGGAACCAATCCGTACCGAGGCATTATCACTCCGGAGCAGATTCAGGCGGACTTGGATTACTACGGCCGAGATTCGTTGCAGTTCTCGATGATGAACCTCGGGCTGCTGCCCCGAGACGGCGGTACGCGGCGCGTGGTCACTATGTCGCTGTGTGAGCAGAACCAGGCGTTCGATGAAATCGTGTGGCAGGGCGCCGACAAGATCACGCGAATCATCGGGATCGACGCGGCGTACTCAGGCATCGGTGGTGACCGATGCGTTATGATCGACCTTCAGTACGGCCCGGACAGCACTGGACGCATCGTGCTAGCATTTGCTGAGGCCCCGATCGTAATCCCTGTGACGGCCGTCAAAGCGCAGCAGGCGGAGGAGCAGATTGCCGAGTACGTGCTTCTCTACTGCAAGCAGCGCAACATCCCGCCTAATCAGGTGGGATTCGATTCCACTGGACGCGGCACGCTGATGTCTGCGTTCGCCCGCCTGTGGTCACCCGAGGTGGTGCCGATCGAGTTTGGCGGTCGCCCGACAGATCGTCCTGTTCGCAAGGGTGATCCGAAGACTGAGCGTGAAGCCTACGGAAAGATGGTCACAGCCCTCTGGTATTCGTCGCGCCTGCTGATCGAATCCAAGCAGCTGAGGAAACTTCCCCGGGAAGTCGCCGAGGAAGGGTCAATGCGCGAATGGGGAATCTCCCGCACTGGTTTGATCGACGTGGAGCCCAAGCACAAAACCAAGGAACGCATGGGTCGATCCCCTGATTTATGGGACTCTTTCGTGGTCGCACTCGAAATGGCTCGCAGAACGGGATTTGAGATTGCAGGCGGGCAAGGGGTTGGTATTGTCAAGCGACAGACACCAAAGTGGCTGACACGTCTGTCAGATAAGCGTCGCACGATGGATACTGAGCATTCGCTAACCTATTCCTAACCTTATGGCATCATTCAACAAAGTCATCCTGATCGGCAACCTCACCCGAGACGTAGAACTCAAGTACCTTCCGAAAGGGACTGCCGTTTGCAACCTGAGCTTGGCGGTCAATCGCCGCTGGAAGACCGAGGCTGGTGAGGAAAAGGAAGACGTGTACTTTGCTGAGTGCAAGGCGTTCGGTAAGCAGGCCGAGACGATCGCTCAATACGTCAAGAAAGGTCACCCGCTGTTGGTTGAGGGACGCCTGACCCGGGAAGAGTGGGACGACAAGAAGACCGGAGACAAGCGGTCTACCACGCGGATTATGATCGAAACCTTCCAGTTCCTTAAGGGACGTGATGAAGGTGACGCGCCGGCTCCGAGGGCTCAGGCCCCGGCCGCCCCGAAGCCTGATCTCGACGCCGATGATCTGCCGTTTTAAAAATCAGGCAGCATGAATTACAACACGTTTCCAAACGGTGGATGGCAGTTCTACGAACCCGCAACCAAGTGGACCGCGCCAAACCCGATGAATTACGATTTTCATTCGATGGCGCGATTGATCCAGCAGCACAGGATTGCCAACCACCTTCCATCGTCATTTGAACAAGCGGTGAGTGATCTGGAAGCCTACACAAAAGCTCGTTTTCCCCAGCAAACAACAACTCAATCCACTCAAACCAATGCTCAACCAAGGGTATCAGGCTGTCGCTCGTGCGGTGGAAAGGGTTAAAAACACAGCGCAAGGCGTCAGGATTCTTGCGGAATGGTTGGGCGATGGCGGTATTCCCGTTGATCGCTCAGTAGCGCAGCATCGTCTTGATACGTGTCTGCACTGCCTGCACAACAAACCTACCAAGCCAGACGCAATCGAGAAAACTGTCGCTGAGGTTATCATTGAGCAGGAGCAACTGCGCCACGACATGGCTATGATCCTTCAAGGTGAGTCTAATGCTGGCACCTGCGAAGTCTGCGGCTGCTACCTGAAGCTCAAGGTCTGGGTGCCATTGAGTTACCTAGGCGATCGTGAAATGCCTGATAAATGCTGGATTTCGCAGGAACGAAAAGCAATCTGAGATCAATATGAGTTTCAAAGAACCAAGTAGAGTCTGGAATGTTATTAGTGCGATGCTAGAGGCTGAACAGCCTCGTTCCCGCAATCGCGCTCGCATTAACGCTACCTTTAACGGTAATCCTCCATACAGCGAAGAGGAGGCTCGCGACAATAAGATCCAGACAAACGTCAACTTTCTGGAAGGTACGCGCATCATTCATGCGGCACGCCAGCAGTTTACGAACGCGTTCCTAAAGCCTCAGAATTACTTTTCTGTGGGCCTCGATACCGGCCCTCGGGATAAGCGCACTGAGTGGGGCAACATCATCACGAAGCAGTTGAACCGCGTGATGAAGCGGTCTCCGAAGTATTCCACGGTCTTGGAATCTCAGTTTGCTGCGACGGTTCTTCACGGCATTGGGCCGGTGACGTGGCTGCGTGATCGTGAATGGTGCCCTTCGGCCCGTGGAACTGAAGACATTCTGGTTCCCACGAACACGCTGACCACGATGGAGAATATGTCGCACTTCGCGATCTACACCTCCTTCACAGCTGCGGACCTAATCCGCATGACTCGCGGTGAGAACGTCGATCCCGGTTGGAACCTGAAGCTGGTGAACGAACTGCTGGCTGCGATGATTCAGCGCGAGGCTACGAGTCTCCAGGTGAACGACTGGTCCGGCCAATACTTCCCTGAAAAGATTGAGGAAGACTTCAAGGAGAACTCTGGTTACTGGGGCTCCGATGCGACTCCAGTGCTGCGGTGCTACGATTTCTACTTCCTAGACACGACCAGCGACGATCCTTCCTGGCGCCGCCGCATCATCGTTGACCAGTACAACAGCGGCATCGGTAATATGCAGACCGCTGGCGAATGGCTCTTCAATGCCGGCGACCGCTGCTACGGCCGGGATATCTTCGAGCTGATGCACATCCAGTTTGCTGATGGCGCGGTGGTTCCCCCGTTCCGATGGCACTCGGTGCGTTCCCTTGGCTACCTGCTTTATGCGGTGTGCCACCTCCAGAATCGCCTGCGCTGTAAGTTCACCGACTCCGTTTTCGAGCAGATGCTCTGGCTCTTCCGTAATGTCGCTGATGGTGACATGGAACGGATGGAGAAGATCGACCTAGTGAACATGGGCGTGATTCCCGAGGGCCTCTCCTGGGTTCCGCAGTCTGAGCGTCACGTTGTCGATTACCCGATGCTGTCTGGCGCTATGGCGATGCACCGACAGATCATGTCTGAATCAAGTGCTGCCTACACGCAGGACGTGAATGACGGATCATCGAAGGAGCTGACCGCTACCGAGGTTATGGCTCGCGTGAACAACGCCAACGCGCTGATGGGCTCAATGCTTACACGCGCCTACACGCAGCAGAATTTCCAGTACCGTGAGATCGCTCGCCGGTTCTGCACGATCGACCATCCCGACTGCAAACAGTTCCGCCGCAAGTGCGAGGCGGACGGAGTCGATCCCTCCGTCTGGAGCAACCTCGACGCATGGGACATCATGCCCGAGCGCGTCATGGGTTCCGGCAACAAGATGCTGGAGATCGCTCAGGCTGACCGCCTGATGGCTATCCGGCCGCTGCTAGCTCCGGATTCTCAGGCCGAGGTCGTGCATATGTACGTCGAAGCTAACACTGATGATCCCCTCCTGGCGAATCGCTTGGCTCCGATCGACAACAAGCCGGTCTCCCCGGCTGTCGAACGCGCTACCCTGGCGTGGGGCACGCTTATCGACGGTCAACCTGTCGTTATCGCAAGCGCGCTCAATCGCCCCGAGTACATCCAGACGCTGCTTCAGATGCTTGGTGGCGCCATTGGCCGCATTGAAAAGGAAGGTGGCGGCATGACCACGATGGACCGCGTGCTGGGATTGGCCAACGTAATCCAGCATATCCAGGAGCAGATTCAGTTGATCTCTCAGGACCCGGGCCAGGAGCAGAACATCAAGCTCTACAACGACGGCATCGGCCAGGCTTCAAACTACATCAAGGGCTACGTACAGCGCCTCCAAGAGCAGGCTCAAGCTCAGGCCGAAGCCGGCGCAGCTGGCAACGGAATGGATCCCGAGACCGCTGCGAAGATCCAGGCGATGCTCATCACCGCGCAGTCCAAGTCGCAGATCGCTGCGGCAAACTCCGAACAGAAGCGGACTCAGAAGCAGGTCGCGTTCGATCAAGATCAGCAGCGCAAGAATGCTAGCACGATCGCTGAGGCTCAGCGTAAAGGCGCTCTGACTCGCGCAGACATTGCTGCCATGGATCTCAAGACTCAGGCCAATATTCTCAACCAATGACCCCAAAACAAGAGTTTCAAAAAAACCAACAGCGCCTCAACGAGCTTAAGCGCCTCCTGGATAATCAGGACTTACAAGCTGCCCTACTCGTTGCGTTCAATAATTTCTGCTGGAACCTGCCAGCCTCAGAGAATCCTCAACACGGATGGAATGCAAACTGTCGCAGACAGGGTGCAAAGGCATTGATTGATGAACTCAACGGGCTTGCAGAGATGCGGAAAGATAAACCGACCACCACTCAAAACCTCGAATGAGAATCCTATTATCACCTGATGCCCCAACTGATCGCGGGGCGGATTACGCTGACGCCTTTGCAGGAATCGACGCCATCGAAGGCAGCGGGCTGGACAACCCGATGGGATCACCGTCCCAGCAGGCTCCTCAAGAGGTAGCACCTGCGCCTGCGGTATCCGCTCCAGAGGTTCAGGCGGCTGCCCCCGCTGACCTTGCTAAGCCCAAGAACGAGGATTTCTTCAACCTCGATAAGTTCACCCCCAAGAAGGATGAACCAGCGCCGACTGCTAAGGCTGAGCCCGCCAAGCCTGAGCCCACGTCCATCAAGCAGTTCCGCGAGCAGTACGACTTGACCAAGAAAGAGCGCGATGATTTCGCGGCCAAGGTCTCTGAGCTTGAGCGTGCTAGGTCTGAAGGCACTCGGAAGGAAGTCGAAGAGGCCACCAAGTCACTGAAGGCCGAGATGGATTCCATCCGGAAGAACGCCGAGGAGCTGGACACCGAGGTGCGGTATCTGAACTACACGCGTTCCGGTGAGTACAAGCAGAAGTACGAGACCCCTCTGCGCGAAGCCTGGCAGACCGCCCTAGGCGATATTGACGGAATCCGCGTCACTGATGCCGATGGCACTGAGCGCGACGCCAGTCATCATGATATCATGGCGATCTTGAACGTGCCGGTCGCCAAGGCCGCGATTATCGCCCAGGAGATGTTTGGTGCAGCTGCGCCTGAGATAATGACTCACCGCCGCCGGTTACTCGAACTCACTCAGTCTCGCGACAAGTCCATCGCTGAATGGAAGGAGAAGGGAGCACAGCGTGAGGTTGAGCGATCGAAGCAGGTGGAAGGACGTCAGTCTCGTTCGCGTGAGCTGTTTGAATCGCAGTTCTCGGATTACGAAAAGAGTCACCCGCAGCTGTTCGGCAGGGAAGAGGGAGATGATGATGGCAACAAGCTCCTGGACGAAAGCGATCGGCTGATCCGAATCGCGCTGAAAGGCGAGGGCGTCGATGCTGACATGGGCTACGAGGACAAGGTTGACCTCATTACGAAGGCTCAGGCACAGGTTGCCCTACGTGCTCGGGCCTATGGCCGTGAGCGCCTGCGAGTGATCCGTCTTCAGCAAAAGGTAGCGGAGCTGGAGAAGAAGGTTGGAAAGGTCCGATCCTCGGAACCCGGTCAGGGTGAGGGGACTTCGACTGCGACGCGTATAGCTCCTAAGAGTGCTGAAGACGCGATCGACGAGTTGCCGTCGGCGTACTGAGCTACCAGGCCTTACACGACCAAAACTTCGCAGAGAGTTTCGTGCCCGGTGTGTCACAACCATGCCGGGCATGAAAACTTTTACGGTTCTTCGGGATGTGCTTTTTGATGCTCATCTTGGGGTCACCAAACCGCACGAGAGCGACCTTGCCGTCTTCCTTAGCCAGCACGGCAGACTTCTTAGAAGCTCCCGGGGTTGACTTCGGTTTGTTGTACCCGGCAAATTTCTGGCCTCGGTAGGTAATCATTTGGCTTTCGGTAGTACATACCACCCAGCTGGAAGAGTAACCCGACTCGGACCGGAGAGCTTGCCGTCCTTATCGAACGCGTAGACGCGAACGCGGACGGGATCTGCTAGCATCACGGGATCACCGCTAGGAACGAGGATCACCTTTGTCTGCTGGCAACCCAGGCAGATTGGCAACACGAGCAGCCAGATCAGATTTGAGAGGCTTTGGCGCATTTCCATCTTCCACTTTTGGTGCAGGCGTCTCTCGGAGGAAATCCAAGAGAGCCTTCACGAGTTGGTAGATCCAGTTCAAACCGGAGGAACGACAGAAGTCTTCTCGGCATCCTTGGCCATTATAAGACCGATTCCGGCGGTCACCGCTGCGATGGTCGAAGCGATGTCAATGTTGGTGCTGGGATCGGCATCGAAGGCGGCCCGTAGGGCGCCGCCAACAGCGATAAGGATTGCCCCGAGGCCAGCGAGAGTTGTTTTCGTGTTTTTCATTTGGATTTGAACAGCCTATAGGCTCCGTAACAGGCGCACAAGAGACCAACCACAGCGGTCACCAGTCGCACCCAATCGGTTAGGATTGGCAGGAATGATGCAGCGGTGGCACCTGCCGCTGCTGCTAGGCTTAGTCCAGGGCTGGTACTGCTGTTCGTTGGTTCCATTACTCGGGTTTAGGCTGTGCTGCGTTGAGGATGATGTCTGCCAGAGGAACGCCAACCTTAGCGTTCTGATAGCCACCGGCCTTGATGGCAATGTCGATGAGTTGGAGGAGGCTATTCACCTGCTCGGTGCTGAGTTCGATCTTGATCATGCGGCGGAAGTATCGGCAACCACCACAGGCTCCGCAACCACAACCGGAGGCGGCACCGGCACCCACGGCAACGGCAGCGTCACGACGGGCGGATTGATCTGATTCTCGATCTGCATTGAGACGTTCGCCTCAATAGCCGCTTGATCGACTCCGTTGGCGTAGCACCAACCAAGCACCTGTTCCTGCGTCAGGTCAGGATATGGCGTGAACTCACCAGACGGCGGTTGAAACGAGCAGGAGCCGTAGCAAGTGCCGCTGTAGGTTTCGTCGGTGCCGTTGCAACGCCAGTCGGCGGTGATTACGACATCGGTGTTAGGGCCTTCGGTCGGCTTAACGAGAAGGCGTTCGATGATCCAGAGGATGGTCATATTATTAGGCGTTCTTCAGAGCGTTGACTTCAGCGGACAGTTCTTGGATTGCGGCAACCAAGATGGGGACGATGCGGGACATATCGACTCCCTGAGGGCTGATAGTGCCGTCTGCGTTCACGGCATCCTTTTCACCAGTGACAGCGGCAGGAACGATGTCGGCCAATTCATGGGCGATGAAGCCTTCGCCAGCAGAGCCATTTACCTTCCACTTGTAGATTGAAGGCTTTAGCGCATTAACTCGATCCAAACCACCAACAATCGGTTGAACAGCTTCTTTCAAACGATAGTCTGAAATACTGTTGTAAGTGGTTGCAAGTGCGGTTACTGCAATAGTTCCGACATTAGAATTTGCTTTATTAAAAGAAAATACAGTTCCATCTGTGCCATCTCGACGAAAATAACCGCAGGGTGCATCGTCGATCTTTTGTGAGATGTATGCGTCATTTCCAATACCATTTATTGAAAATCCGCTTGCTGTTGTTGGGGAACCCGGGTTTGGAGCTGTAGTACAACCAACTAGCAATGCTCCAGTCGCCGTGAGGGTCATTGCTTGGGTGAAGGTGATATCAGCACCAGCAGTTCCTGAAGCCGCTATATTAAATCGAAACTGTCCTGCATCCATCCGCAACTGAGTTGCGGTATTTGTAATTTCGTAAGTTGCAGTATCTGAAGTAGTTTTAGATTTTGTATTAAAACCTAAATATGCGTATCCGTTTGAGTTTGCAATGCCAAAACCTATCAAAGGATTCGACGAGTTGTATCGAGCTTGAATCGCGTTGAAAGCATTGTTTGTAGAAGTAACGTCCAGCTTCGCACCGGGACTCGCACCAATCCCCAACCCCGTAGAGTTGAGGGTCATGGCGGTGCCAGCGACTCCGCCGACGTTCGACCAAGTGGCTACGCCGGTGGAGTCGATCTTGTAGCGTTCGACGGCTCCCGCTCCAGTCGCTAACACCAATGAATCCTGAGCCAATAATCCAAAGTTTGTAGTAGCACCGCCTGTAATAAATGCGTTTGCAGTTCCAATGTAGCCAACTTGCGTGACGTTGTGCTTGAAGCCAACGTACGTTCCACTTGGGTTATAGAAGTTAGCTGTTCCTTTAACCTCCAGCGTTTCAGTCGGTGTCGCCGTACCAATACCCACCCGATCAGTGTATCCAGCCGCATTAACCACCAGCGTCGTTGTGTCCACCGTCAGTGCGCCGGTGATGGTGAGAGCATCCGTAGCCTTATTATACGTCAACCCCGCATCCCCCGCCAACACCCCACCATCATTAAAAATCACCTGCTTATCCGCACCAGCGCCACCGGGAGCCGGCGGGGAGAACACCATCCGCATCATCTGATCGACGACGATCGACATGATGTCGTCGCTTGGCTGGCGAACAATCTCGTAGAACTCGTCCCACAGCTGTTGCGTGGTCAGGTTCGGATTGAGCGGGGTGCCTACGTTTGCGTTAGCAAGTACGGCGGCAAGCGTGGCGCGGATCTCATTGGTAGACTTCAGGTTTAGAACCTGTTGAGCCTGCGTAATAAGGGTTTGAATCGAAGGAGTGGACATAGGTCAGACAAATTCAGCAAAGGTGTAGGACGGGCTTCCGGCGACGGGGGCGACGCTGATTGGGCCAGTGTAGCCTTCAAAAGTCAGTGATGATGCGTGGGCGCCAGCGGTTGCGGCGCTCAAAAGAACGTAGTGGTAATCAGTCGTGGTGCATCCGGTTCCAAACTTCAAGTGGAGATGCTCAGCCTTCTGGTTCTGGATTACAAACCGACGGCGACCAGGGTTGGCCGCAGCGGTAGCGGTCACAGTCAGGAGTCCACCTGGACTCGTTGTGATGCGGGCAGCGTCAGTTGAAGCGACCTGAATCTGCTGGAGCAACGACAGCAGCATTGTTTGCTGCAAGACGGGCATCATGCAGTCGAAACAACCGCCCGTATCGGCGAGTTCTTGGGGGGTTAAGACTGGCATATTAGGCTTCCTCCTCCATGTCATCCATCTCCATCTCGGCGCCTTCCATCTCTTCTACGTCCTGTCGGCCGGACTCACCAAGGGTGATGCCGTCAAATCCGATAATCTCGATGGTGCCACGCGCCGTGGTGCGCCAGTCAACCATTGCGGTTCCGGAGTCACCTTCGAGTCTCAGCTCCTTGGGCGGAGTAAACTCGACGGTCTCGACTTCGGGTTCCATGCGGCCCATGCCGTCCATCTTTCGTTTACCCATCATTTGTCCGTACATCGTAAAATCCTTTTCTTTAAAATCTTGGTGAGAGGTCTTGGTGAGAGGCTGCTAGCATCCCGGACGCTCCGGGCGGCTACCAGCACCTCAAAAGGGGGCTCCCCCGAAGGAGAGCCCCGTTGTTATCGACCCGATTAAATCGAGAACTCCAACGTGACGCTATTGCAGATAGTGCCACTGACCTGAATCAGGTTGCCGGAGACAACGCTCCAAGTTGCAGCACCAGCACCAAACTCAGTATCCCAACGGGCTTGCAACGCGGTAACCAGCAACGCAACGGTTGCTACGCTGATACCCGCATTGGTGACGATGTTGTCGTCGCACATGATGCCGGTCGTGCCAATGACGTAGTTTGTCGCGTCGTCGGCAACCGCAGTAAACTGAATCACTCGCGGGCAGACAGGGTCCGCAGAGTTGTAATCCTGAGCGGAATCGCCAGGATCCGCAGCGCAACCAGTAACAATCACAGGGCACGCACCTTGGACCTTGTGGAAGATCGCCTCAAGCCATTCCGGATGCTCAGGCTTCACGGCCAACTGGAAGTCGGCGATGAACTTACCCTTGTTTCCACGGCTGTTGTCGATCGGCTTGCCAGCGCAATCGGCGCCCAAGTCGTTGGTCGCGAACTTCCAGCGACCACCGTAATCCCGAACCAGGAACGGCATATTCGGGTTCACGGCCTCGGGGCGGAACGGCAACACGCGCAACGCACGCGGGTTGTTGATGTAGCTGATCTGGTACTGAGCGTTGTTGTAGTCAGGGTTGAACTCGGACCGGATACCTTGGGTAGCTACGACGTTCCGGTAGGGAAGAACCAGTCGGTAATTACCAGCGGTGGCAGTCGAAACGAATCGCAGCGGGAATTGCAGCACCTTCACCATGAAGTCGCCGACGAATCCCATGAAGCCGTACTTGTAGAACTCCTTGGCAGCGGGAGCGAACTCACCGAAACGCCAGGAGCTAACAAGCAACGGATTATCCTTGGACAGGTAACGGAAGGTTTCCTTGTCGGTGTGCAGCTGAAGGCTGTCGTAACCATCTTTACCGGCCTGAACGGCGCCCAGGAAGTATTGACGGGTTACGCGGCTACGGAGGATGTCCGGAGTCAACAGGCCAAGAGACGCGGCAGTAATCGCAGCGGCAGCTGTGTCGGTTACACGCAGCACCGAGTAGCCAGTGCCAACCCAAGAGAAAGCGATCGCCGGCAGACCAGCCGAGCAAGCAAAAGCGCCAGGTTGAGTGTTCGAGATAGCGTCATAACCAGACAGCTCCATCGCCTTGCGTTGGAGGTAGTAGGTGGTGATCCAGTTCGTCGCAGGGCGAAGAACGTCGTCGATGATCTGACGGAAGTGCTCCTTGGCCTTCGTCTTCGTCATAATCTGGTCGAAGCACAACAGATCCGAACCCCACGCCTGCTTTTCAAGCGAGTAGGTGTTGCGGGTGAAACCCCAACCGATCTTGTTTTCTTCCGTGTCGCAAGGCGTTCCAGTACAGGCGGCGCCCGTAGGATTCTCCCAGGCGCCAGTCACATTCGGAAACACGCTGTTGAAGCGGTCAAACGTGTGAGTGGTGCCGGAATACGCGTCAAACGATCCGGTGTTGTAGTATCCGATCAACCCGTCAAACGGGCGGATGTCCTTGAGGATCTCCTTGTCATACACAGGTTCCTGCGAGACAAGAAAAGACTGAAACTGCTTACAGCTGATTACATTTCCACTGGCCATATTGGCTCTCCTGCCCGGGGTTTACTTGATCTACCCCTCCGAGACAACGAGGCAGATTGCAGGTCCTAAGACCATCAATCCAACCTCGGTGGCGAGCCCGAGCCGTGGAACCGGCGAGTGCTCTTCAGCACTCTTTGCCAACTGGAATTACGCGCCCAGTTCGCGCCTGGTTGACGAAACCAAGCTATGCGTCGTGCAGGTATCGTTCTACCGCTTCTTCTTAGTGTCAACGGGTTTTTCGACCCAA